GCCAGTTCAGACAGCTGATGAAGCAGCTACTGCTACTTATAAGCGTCTGAAGGCGGTAGAATCCTCTGATTCTATCCCTACATTCCTATCTCAATGGTTTGGAATATTATCCCAAACTCCGAAGCAGAAAGTAGAATACTACTATTATGCACAGAGATATGATGTATTTGGCTCTAGATACTGTAAGCATCATTCCTTGAAAGACTGGATGTCTTATTGGAAGAAATGGTACAGTACCATCAAGGCTGGTTGGTGCGAAGATTTGTCTTCTCACAGTCATAAACTTGTCTTCCCAGAGATATACAAAGACTATCTGGAGACTGATAACTACTCTAGTAGTTATCAGGCGGACTTCGCGGATTTATGTTCATTACACATGAACGACCACGGGTCTCCACTTTCTCCAGAGGAACTAGACTTTGTAGACTCTTTCCTAAGTGAGGAAGTAGCTGAGCATCTTAATGATGTTCTATGGGGTGAAGATATTGTCTATAATGATATCTTCTCCTCTACCACTATACTATCTGGCGAATATGTTGGACATATCCATCATATAGCTAAGAAGGGTGGAGGAACTGAACTGCGTGATATAGCAGTTCCGAACCGCTTTATTCAGCTTGCTCTCTCACCAGGTGCAGCTAGGGCGTACTCTGTTCTAAAGAGACTGCCTATGGATGCTACATTCAATCAGGATAAATTCGACACGAGGGTACAGAATAGAGTCAATAATGACCATCTGTACCAAGGCTCTGTTGACCTGTCAAAGGCGACAGATAACCTTCCGAGGAGCTGGGGCTTCTTTATATTGAAGCAATTTAGCTCTATCTTCGGTTCTCTTAATGAGACCGAAGCTCGTAGTCTGAACCTGTTTGAAACTGTAGCTGCTGCGAAATGGGAAGATGAGGGATATCTGAACGAGTGGACAGTAGGTCAACCTCTAGGAAGCTTACCAAGCTTCGCTATGTTGGGTCTAACACATGTGTTCTTTACAGAGTCACTAGCCTTTTCTTTAGGGCTTGGTCACTCACCGTTTATAATTCTGGGAGATGACATAGTCATCTTTAATAAGAAGCTTCGTAAAGCTTATATAAGAGTTATGAATCGTTATAAGATTCCTCTATCTCTTCATAAGAGTTATGAGCGCAACTTATCAGAATTTGCCGGTAAAATGTATATAAAGAACTGTGTGCCATTCTACTG